ATGACCTGGCCACATTCTATCCCGGAAGGACTTCGCCGCCGCCTTGAGGCCGTGCTGTCGCAGCGGCATCACGGCCCTGCCGAGATCTGGGGCGAGATCCGCGATTGGCTTGAGGCGCAAGGGGTCGAGAAGCCCGCTGCGATCGAGGTCGAAAGGTCGATCAACAGCGCGCAGCTCGACCAGTAAAAAACCCCGGCGCGCAAACGCCGGGGCAAGTTCCAACAGGGAGGTAGTGCGCTTGACCCCGCGCCGGGATCTCGAGGGCGTCAGGCGCTGTCGGCCGCGAGGACTGCCGGGGCGAGCGCCTGCATTTCGGCCACGGCCAGATGGCGGATCCGGTCGATCTCTGACACGTCGAAGCCGAACATTGCCAGAAACTGCACCTCGCTGTCCGTCAGGCTGGAGGCGCTTGACAGGTCGCGCATGACCTCGATCACCAGGGTTGTGACCGCAACGATCCGGGCGCTCACTTCGGGCCACCCCGCGCGCGAAGTTCGGCATCCTTGGCGCGGCGGCGCAGGAAGGCCTGCCACTTGCGCCCTTGTCCTGCCCGCTCTGATGTCTTCTCGCGCCCGCCGGGAACGTATTCCCTGCGGCCGACCTTGGCCGACAGCGGCTTGAACAGGTCTTCGTCGGTCAGGTCCTTCATGCGTATCTCCTGCATGTGGGGCAAAGGCGATGGCCCGGCCCGGTGGATGGAAACTGTGTGGGGCAGCAGAGGCAACGACGGATCGTGACCACCCGCTGACGCGCCTCGACCCCGCGCAGGGCCGCGACGGCGTTCTGGTGGCTGGTGTAGGGCCCGGCCACCGTGCGCCCGCGCGATGTGATCCAGTTCGACAGGCCCTTGCCGGTGATGGTGAGGTCGGGCATCAGTGCACCCCGCCCATCGCCCGCTGCCGCTCACTCGTCTCCACGCTGGCCAAAACCTCTGCATGCTGCCGCCGGATGTTGCCAACGCAGTCCGCGCAGCCGCAGATGTCCGCAAAGGCCACCAGCCGGTTTTCCGGCGCGTCCTCGCTGGGCCGCAGGTCAGCCTGCACGATCATGCTTTTCACCTTCAGGTCGCCATTGACGGCCAGCATCGCGGCCTTCAGGGCCTCGATCGCGGCGATCACGCGGATGTCGTTGAAGACGGGGATCCGGTCCTTCATGCCTCTTTCCTTTCCTCTGAAACCTCGGGCCGCCCGGCGGCTGCCACCGCCCTTGCGGCGGTGAAGAATTCGGGCGGCATGTAGGTGCCCTTGATCCGGGCGTTCTTTGCGGCCGAGTTGCCCAGGACGTCGCCGGCATCGTCGACCGAGGCCCCGCCCCGTCGCGCGTTGACCGAGAAGGACCGGCGCAGGTCGCGAAACTGCAGGCTGGCCAGCGTCGCGCAGGGCGCAACACCACCGCCGCCGGCGATGGCAGCGGCCCGCACTTCGCCCCAGCGGGACTGAAACAGATCCTCGTCATAGGGCCGGCCGAGCCGTTCCTCGATCACCAGGCGGGCATCGGCCGGGGCCGGGCGCGACAGGATCGCCGCGACCATGGGCGCAAGATCGCCATGCAGCATGATCGTGCCAGAGGCCCCGGTCTTCGACCGCGACAGATCCCAGACCCAGACATCCACCGGCGCCGAAGCCCCAGGCCAGACCACCGGGCGGGCCGAGAAGTCACCGCGCAGGGCACCCAGGCAGTCGGTTTCCCGCTGGCCGGCCAGCATCGACAGCGCCACCAGGACGCCGATCGAGGGCAGGCCCACCCGCAGGGCCGCCGCCTGCAGCGCGTCGTACTCGTCCCACGTCGCCACCCGGTCGCGCCCCTTGGGGATGCTGACGCCCAACCGATAGCAAGGGTTCGACATTTCCGGCCGCCAGCCGCGGAGTTCCGCATGGGCCATCAGGATCGAGAGAAGCCGGATCAGCGCCGCCGCCTGCCAGTGCCCGGCATCGCGGTAAAGGCTTTCGTACCAGGTCCGCGCCATCGGTTTCGTGAAGTCCTGCACCGGCACGTCGCCCCATTTGGTGACGATCAGGCGGAACCCCTTGCCGTAGCTGTCGCGGGTCTTGGCCGCCAGCTGGTCCCACTGGACCGAGCGGCGGAAGTCTTCGACCACATCCTCGATGCAGACCGGGCCCCGCTTGGCCTTCGGGGCAGAGCCCGTCAGGCGCGCCTGGTCGACCGCGTCGTTCAGCTTTCGCGCCTCACGCGCGGCCTTGAGCGGGGCCTTCGCGTCCAGGTCGACCGAGGTGAAGCCGAGCTTCTTGACGGCGGCCTCACACTCCCACCAGACGCGCCAGGTGCCATCGGCGCGCTGACGTTCCCGAAGGCGCGGGGGCAAATCGCCACGCAGCGCGGCAGACACGGGGCCTTTGGGCTTCTTCGTCATGCCGTCGCCGCCCGTGCCATCAGGTACTCCGGTGTCACCAGCTGGGGCCGCTGGCCAACCGCGCGGGGATAGCCCTGGGCGGCGATCCAGCCTTCGACCAGTTCACGCCGCCATTTCATGGGCCGCGCCGACCAGCTGCAGGGCAGCGGAAAGCCCAGCTTTTCCAGATCACTGCGCTTGGCAAGGAAGCTGTTGGCCGAGGGCAGGTCAAGAAGCTGCGCCACTTCGGCAGAGTTGAGGAACATGCGGGTCATTCCCGGCCCTCCCATCCGTCGCTGCCGCCCCAGTTCGGGCGGGCATGGGTCCATTCGCGGCGGATCTCTGCCCGGCTGCGCGCCTTTGGGCTGCGCGGGCGCAGGATCACCGCGCAGACGACGAGCGTTCCGCTGATGATCCCGATCCAGAGTGCCAGTGTGTCCATAGCTCGATGCCTTTGTTCCTTGGGGCCGTGCCGTCCCTGCGGCCCTTGGTTGGCGTATCCGGGGGTGTCGGCGAGCAGGTCGACACGGACGGCCCCGGCCAGCGGTCAGGGGGCGGACGCAGGCGCGGCCATTTCGGCCAGCGCCTCATCCGGGATCATGTGAACCGACAGGCGCGCCGGGCCGGGCTGGCCAAGCTGGCGATCGAGCGCGGCTGCCATGGCCGACACGACGCGGCCATGCTTGCGAAACTGCGCGCGGGCGGCGGCCCTGGCCGGGCTGCCCCCGACCGAAGGGTCCGCCGCCAGCTGGTAGCCCCAGGTGGCAAAGCAGGCGCAGGCGATGCGAAACCCGCGCTGTTCCTCGGGCGTCATCTGCCCGGGCAGAAGGACCGGCGCGCGCATCATGTGAGCGACCCCATCGTCGCCGCCGCAGATTTGAGCGTGACCTGTGCGAGCCAGTTCTGGCACGCTGCCCGAAGGCCCATGGTCGAGCTGGCCGAGAGCCCGTGCACGCGAACCCGCGCACCGTCCCACCTGTCCTGCACCTTGCCACCTTCGGAGAGGATCACATCCTTGAGGCGGGCTTCGGCCAGCGCCCAAGCCTCATTATCTTCGAGGCTGCGGCGCGTTTCAGGAAAGCTGTCCAGCGCCGCCTTGATCTTGCGCCAAGCGGCACGCGCAGCCGGAGAGGGAACCTTGCCGCTCATGCTGCCATTCGCTCGACAATGACGAAGGGCTTCAGGCGCCTGGCCAGCCATGGCATGGGCGACACGTCGGCGCGCCGGAAGGGGACCGCGACGACGCGGTGCCGGGCCAAGGGCGTTGCGGGCAGCCAGACCTCGACATAGCGCTTGTGCTGCCAGGCGCTCTTGACCACGCCCTTCATCGTGCGGTCGCCGACTTGAACGGTAACCACGTCGCCCCGGCGGATCAGCGCGCCGGTTGCGTCATAGCGCAGCGGGAGCTTGCTGGGCATCAGCGCACCTGCCCGAGGATCACCACATTCGCGGCATCGTCCGGCAAGCCTGCCCGGGCCATCGCGGCGCGGCGCATCTGCAGTTCGCGCAGAAGCGGGCCGCAGCTGACCAGCAGCCATTCCGCCTCGGCCTGGGTGACGTTGCCCATCCGGGCGTCGTCGCCCAGCTGGGCGAGTTGCGAAAGCTGGCGATCGTCGATCGAGGCGGGCCGGGCGTTCGGGATAAACGGAAACTCGGCCGGGGGAGCAAGGGCAGGCATGCGCATCTCCTGTGCAAAAGACTGTGCACAAGAGTTATGAGTTATGACTTGTGAATGTCAACGCACATTTTGCGCAAACGGCAAAATTTGCTAGTCACCCCAGCGCCAACTATGAGGCCCGGCATACCCTACCGCAGCGTGGGCCGAAATCTTGACCCCGCGCGAAGGGCTCTTTAGGGCCCCTGACAGATCCCAATAGTCGTTGCCGGGACGGGGTCTGTTTGACACAAAGCAATCGGCAAAATCGTCGCATAACTTTCTCGACCAGTGCCACCAGTCGTCTGTCCTTGGAAAATGTACCCGCGCCGCCTCGACGTTCCGATAAGTCTCGCAAACCTGATAGGTCCACCCACCGTCAAGAAGAACATTTCTGCGTGGCTCATGAAATTCGCAGCTGGCCGCCAAACCCCAAAAGGCGCGCCAGTCTCGGTCGACCCGTATTGTGTGAGAGCGCCCTTGCCAGACAAGCTTGTAGTCGTGCGACAACCTAAACCCTCCAGCTGGCCACGACCTTGCCCCGGATCACGACGTTGATCCCGTCCACCACATGCACCCGCCCCTCTGCCGGGTCTGTGGTGGCGGCCACCAGCACCGGCGGCTCGTACCGACGCAGCACCGTGGTCGCGCCGCGCGGATTGTAGACCTGAGCCAAGACAACGTCGCCGGGCTTCACCCGTTCGGCCTGGTGCGTGTCCACCAGCATGAAATCCCCGGCCAGCAGGCCGGACAGGGCCATGGCCTGCCCCTTCACCCGCCACACATCAACACCGGGCCGCCCGCCGCCCAGGGCCGCGGCCACGTTCGTCACCTCGCGCGCGCCTGCAGGTTCCGGTCCGGCCACCCACGGGGCTGCGTCGCTTTCGGCAAAGCCCGGCGTCACGGCCTGCACGGTCGGAGCATCTGCCACCCCTGCCTTTTCCAGGACGGTGGCCACCTCGACCTGCAGCGCCTTGGCAAAGGCCTGAGCCCATTCCAAGGTCATCCGCTGCTTGCCCGACAGGATCTTCGACACCACGGAACGGTCGCGCCCAAGGACATCGGCGATCGCGTCGGCAGTAATTCCGACCTTCTTTTGCTGGGCCTTGAACCACTTGTCGTCCATGCGTTCACAAGTAATGACCCGTGAAGGCAATTAAATGTGCCGCCTTGGCAAAATTTGCCTTGCCGATGCGCAAGATTTGCGACTACATCTTGCGTCATGAAACAGCAGATCACCCCATTGGAAGTGTGCTTCCGGCTGATCGGGACGCACTCGGTCATCGCCGAGATCATCGGCTATGGGCCGACCGCCCCGTATCTTTGGGAGCGCGAAGCGCGCAACCGTAGAGCGGGCGATCTGCCGTCCACGCCGATCATGCGCGCCCTCCTTGCCCATTCCGCCGCCCGCCAGCTTGGCCTGACGGCCGAGCATCTGATCTGGGGCGCGACCGAGGCCGAGATCGAAGCCATACTAGCGGAGCGGGGGGTCGCATCCCCCAAAGGCCACCCCTCCCCGGCAGCCGCCGGGGAGGGTGATGCCGCCTTGCCCCCCGCCTTCACCTCGATCCGCCAGCCAAATGGGGTGGCGGCATGATGTCAGAGCCCGGAAAACCTATCGTCGCGCGGGGTGAAGCGGATGTCCGCGTTCTCTGCGGCGGTCCGGTACAGATGCTTGCACCGGGGGCATTCAAGCGTCGTCCGGGAATGGCCGAACGGCTGCAGGACAAGTTTCTTGCCTTCTGTGCTGCAGGGCTGACACAGGTAATGGGCGGGTTCGCCGTTGCGGTCACTCTCCTTGAGCGCCAGAACCTTCGCGCCCGTGGGCAGCGTCACCAGCTGGTAACGCTGAAACTCATCGTGCTGTGCCTGCGCGGCGCGGAGCGCTGCTTCCGCCTTGTAAAGACTGTGCATCATGTTCGTCTGCGTCACCTGAACCTGGACCAGCTTCTGGTTGAGGTCGCCCAGCAGCCCGACGATCTCGGCCTGCTTCCGCGCCTCCGGTTCACCGCGCAGGTACTCGGCTACTTTGCCGGCGATCGCGATGCCCTCGGCAAGACCCCCGCTGGTTTCCCGGAGCATGCCGATCGTCCCGCTGATCTCGGAAAGGTCGAAGCCGAAAAGCTGCATGACGGTGCTCCGGTGGATGCTGGGACAGAAAGCTTACCAGCCATGTCCGCAGCTGCCAACCCGGAGGACCGCGCATGATCTTCCCCGCGGCCCAGCCGGTTTACGCCCCGGCATCTGCCTCAACAGATCGGGCTGCGCACCTGGCGGGTGGCATCGCGCTGCCCGCCCTTTCCACCAGATCCCCGGCCTGGCAGCCGGGGCCAGGGCCGTCCGCTGGCAAGCAGGCAAGCGGGGCGGGCGGCCCGTTCTTTCACCCGGAGGTGCGCCATGGGCGATGAACACCTGCCCGCGCTGATGGCGGCCTTTGCCGTGGCGATGTCCGCCCGGTCGGGCCAGTTGACCGAGCACGCGGTCGAGGACATGCGCGTCAAGGCCGAGGAGCTTTTGCGCCGCGACCATCCGGCCTATCCGTACATCGTCCAGTTCGCGACGATGTACGAGGTTCACCGCCGCGACGCCGCAACGCTGGTCACCCTGGGCAACGACCTGGAGCGCGGCATCCGCCTGGCCGTCTCGCCTGCCCCCACCCTGCCATTTCGGGCTGACCTTGATGGATGACCCGGACTTCATCCCCCTGTCGGGCAACGACATGAAGGCGCTGGGTCTTGCCGCCGTCCTGATCGGCGTCCTGATGCTCGCCCTCGCCTGCCTGGCCGTCGCCGGCCTGTGCCTTCTTGCCGTGGCGGTGCTGACATGACCGCCCCCGTCCGGCTGACCATGTGGGACCAGGCGCTGATCAACCTGTGCGGCTGGGTCGCCTGCACCCGCTGGTCGGACCCGAACCGCGACATGATGCTGGCGCAGATCCGCCGCCTGGTCCCGCAGGTGAACCACGCCAACCCGTTGATCGCCCCCCTGGCCGAGGCCGCGCAGGCCGTCGCCGATGCGGGCGGGCATCCCGCCAAGGGCGACCAGGCCTATGCCCGGCTCGACCTCGACAAGGCCCTAGCCGATGTCTTCCTGGCACGAGGGGCCGCCGCCTGCGCGGCCTGCTGGCCGGATGAGAACACCCGCCCTGATCCCCCCGCAACCGCCGCATAGGAGCCTGCCCATGCCCCCGTTTGTCCAAAGCCTCAATGACCTGAGCCTTGAAGACCTGTCCGAACTGTCCGGCACGCTGGTGACGCTGGAAACCGTCGGCCGCGAGTTGGCTGACCAGGGCCTTGCGCCAAGGTTCGACCTGACCCCGGGCGAGGCGGTGACGATCACCACCCGGTTCCGCATGCCGGCGATCGAGAGCCCGAAGCTGTCCATCAACGACGTGTTCCGGGCACATGTCGCCCGAACCGACAGCTTCGACGACCACGCGACCGACGCGCTGATCCGCGAGGCGCTGTCGATCGACACCACATCCGAACCCGCCGCCCCGAGCAGATCGGGTGACGAAGCCCCACCTCCTCCCGGGGTTGCCGAGGCCGCCCTCCCTTTGGCCGAGGCAGCGTCAGCCGAGGGCGCGGCGGACAGCGGCGGGGGGCAGCAACTGGCAGCGGCCATGCCCCCCGCCGCGCCTGCAGCAAACGAAGCGGCCCCCGTGCCCATCCCCGGGTCGGCCAGTGCCATGGCCGCCGGACCGGGCGGCAGCTTCGCCAGCCCGCCCTGGACGCCGGAGGAGGATGACCGCCTGGTCGCCTTGGTCGCAATGGGCGTGACCCGTCTGAAGCTGCAGAAGCTGGTCGCCATCAACGCCGCCGCCGATGAGCTGGGCCGGGGCCGCGAGGGCGTGAAGTCCCGCTGCTACAACAAGCTGAAGGACCGCCTGGACGCCGCCATCGCTCAGCCTGCCCCGGCCCCCGAGCCGGGGGGCGACGCCTTCCTGGACCAGCCCGAGGACACCCCATCCCCCGACGCGGCCGCCCTTGATGCAATCAGCGAAGCCGTCGCCAACCGGCCTGACTTCATCGTGGCCGATGGAACCGAAGCCACCCTGCCGCCCGACCTAGACGCCCGGTCCCGCGACACGGCCATTGCGCATGGCACCCACCCGGAGCCTGCCAGCTTTGCGGCCGACCCCGTCACCGCCCACCTGATGGCCCTGCCCGACAAGGGCGGCTGGACGCTGGAGCGCGACCACGAGCTGATGGAGCTGTCGAACGCCGGCTGGCAGCTGCAGGAAATCGCCCTGCAGCTGCAGGTGCAGGCGGACCTGGTCAAGAAGCGCTTCGACCTGCTGACCGGCCTGACCGAGGACGCCGCTGGCAAAAAGGTCCGCCGCTTCACCCGCGAGGCGGTGATGACCGCCCTCGACACCCTGAAAACCCGGAGTGCGGCGTGATGACCGATGTGCAGACCTTCGTTGCGAACTTCGTCAAGGCGCAGCTTGCGCAAGTGGTGCAGAACGGCGCGGGCATCGGCCTGTCGCCGGTGACCACCGTCAGCACCATGATGCAGGCCGCCGCAGGAACGCTGGCCGGCCTTGCGCCGGCTGAAGCCACGGCCCTTCTGCGCGCCTATGCCGACTGCATCGAGGCCGGCCCTGCCGACGGCCCGGCCAGATCCGCAGCCATCGCCCGTTTCAGCGCAGCGGCGGATGCCTTCCTTGCCGTCGCCCATGCCAGCCAAGACTTTCCCGCCCCCCAGGGCAGGGCCTGACCCAGATGCAGGCGCGCCAGACATACTCGATCGAAGAGATCAAGGAGATGCTCATCGCGCGCATGTCCGAGTTTGCCTGGCATTACGCCCCGCCCGCCAAGGGCAGCTATGAGGACAAGGGCAAGTACTTCACCCTGAACCCCGGCCGGGCCGACAGGTCGGTCGGGTCCTTCGTCATCCACCTGACCGGGCACAAGGCCGGCAAGTGGGAGGACTTCGCCACCGGCCAGCATGGCGACGTCTTCGACCTGATCGGCCTTCGCCTGGGCCTGGGCAACATGGTCGACCAGCTGCGCGAGGCGCGGCACTTCCTGGGCCTGTCAACCGACAACCCCGCCGACGCCAAGGCGCGCGAGGTGGCGATCGCCGCCGCCCGCGCCCGCCAGGCCGAAGCCGAGGCCGCCGCCAAGCGCGACCGCGACCGCACCAGCCGCCGGGCCGAGGCGATGTGGCTGGCGGCCGAGCCCAACCTTCGCGGCACCCCGGTCGACCTGTACCTGAAGGGCCGGGGCATCGACCTTGCGACCATCGGCCACCAGCCCCGCGCCCTGCGTTACCTGCCGAAGTGCCACTACCATTTCGAGGACAAGACCACCGGCGAGGTGATCGAGTTTGACGGCCCCGCCATGCTGGCCGCGATGACCAACCTGCAGGGCCGCACCGTTGCGGTGCACCGCACCTGGCTGTCCCTCGCCACCGGCCGCTGGGACAAGATCCGCGTGCCCCACCCCAGCGCCGAGGGTCAGTTCCTGAAGGCCAAGAAGGTCTATGGCTGGGGCGACGGCTGCGCGATCCGCCTTGCCTCGGGCCTCGGGCCCAACGGTGGCAAGGGCGCGCCCCTGAACCGCTGCCCGCCCGGCACCCGCGTCTACATCGCCGAAGGCATCGAGACGGCCTTGAGCGCCCGGATCCTGCGCCCCGACGCGCGCGTCCTGGCAGCCTATAGCCTGTCCAACATGGGCCGGGTCGGCCTGCCGAAGGAAGTGACCGAGGTTGTCCTGATCACCGACCACGACCTGGGCGAGCAGGCACAGGAGCAACTGGCCGAGGCGATCCGCCAGCACCAGGCGCAGGGCCGCACCGTCCGCGTCTGGAAATCCGACAGGCCCGGCGAAGACCTGAACGACGCCCTGATGCGGGCGCTGAGAGAAGAAGCACAGGAGGGAGCTGCGTGAGCTATCCGGTGACACTGACCAGCCAGGCACAGGGCGACGTCTTGCGAGAGCGGGAGCGCCAGTTTTACGAAGAAGGCTGGACGGACGAACATGACGACGCTCATGCCCATGGCGAGCTAGCGCTGGCTGGAGCCGCCTATGCCTTCGCGGACAAGCACGGCCTGAAGCCGTGGTTCTGGCCGTTCGACAGGGCGTGGTGGAAGCCGAAAAGCCGCCGAGAAAACTTGGTGCGCGCTGCCGCTCTGATCATCGCAGAGATCGAGCGCATCGACCGCCGCGCAGCGCGGGCAAAGGGGGCAGCATGAGCGACGACAACGCTTTCCATCAGCTGATGTTTGACATCGAGGCAGAGCTGATCCGCGCCCGCACCAAGTTTCCGGGCGACAACGTGACCATGCTGGCCCTGATGGAAGAGGTCGGAGAGCTGGCCAAGGCCACCTTTGAGGAACCCGCAGCCGCTGTCCGGAGGGAGGCGGTGCAGGTCGCCGTCATGGCAATCCGTGTGGTGCTGGACGGCGACGCCACCCTTGCCCACTGGCGCGCCACCAAGGGCCTCGACCCGCTGGGTGAGGCCTGACCCATGAAGTTCCTGCTGATCATCGCCGTCCTGACCCCCGACGGCCAGTCCTCGAAGGCCGCCGTCGGCCTGATGCTGGACGAGGCCACCTGCACTGTCGCCGGCGTCGGCATGACCCGCGTCCTGGAGGAGACCAACCCCGGCCTGCAGGCCGCCTGGGCCTGCCTGCCGCAAGCCGAGGCCAGCGCGTGACAGCCGAAGCCGACATCACCCCCCTGCGCCCCGTCGCGGCCCTTGCGGCCGAGATCGAGGAGCCGCCGGTCGCGGGCGAGCCGGGACCGAAGCCGAAAGGCCGCGCCCGGCCCAAAGCTGACGCGCCACCGCCGCCCGAGGACGATCCCGGCCAAGCCCCTGACCACGACCAAGACAGCGGGTCCCCACCCCCGCCCCCGTCAGGCAGGCCGTCACGCCCCAAGGGCGAGATCTGGGACGGCTGTCCGGTCAAGCCCCTGGGCGTGAACGGCGGGCATTGCTACTACCTGGACGCCCTGGGCCAGCTGCGCGCGATCGGCAAGCACGAACGCCAGACCATCGCCCAGATGTTCGGCCACCGCACCGCCGCCCTGTTCAACGCCTTCCCCAAGATGACGATGGACAAGGACACCGGGGCCTGGCGCCGCAAGCCCGACGACTTCGAGGCCGACAAGGCCGCCCTGACCATGATGGCCGCCTGTGGCGAGCGGGGCCTCTTCGACCCCGAGGGCGCGATCCGCGGCGTCGGGGCCTGGACGGATGACGACGGGTCCCTCATCTATCACGCCGGCGACGTGCTGATCACGGCCGAGGGCGAGATCCCGCCCGCCACGCACCAGGGCCGGATCTACCCGGCCTATCCGCCGATCCCGAAGCCCGCCCTGACCCTCAAGGACAGCGCCGCCCCCGGCGCGCAGGTGCTGGAGACGCTGGCCACCTGGAACTGGTCGCGCGACATCGACCCGCAGATCATGCTGGGCGTGATCGGCACGCAGATGCTGGGCGGGGCGCTGGACTGGCGGCCCTTCACCTGGCTGACCGGCGGCAAGAGCGCGGGCAAATCCACGCTGCAGACCCTGATCAAGCACCTGCATGGCGGCGAGAAGGGCCTTGTCCAGTCCGCCGACGCCACCAAGTCGGGCCTGACCAGCCGCATCGGCCACGGATCCCTTCCCGTCGCCCTGGACGAGCTGGAGCCCGGTGACGAGCGATCGTCGAAGGAAAAGGACATCATCACCCTGGCCCGCGTCGCCTCATCCGGCGGCCAGTGGTTCCGGGGATCCAGCGACCAGAAGGGCGCAGGCGGCAACGTCTACAGCGCCTTCTTCGCCTCCTCGATCCTGATCCCGGGCGAGCTGAAGCCGCAGGACCTGTCGCGCCTGATCATCCTGACCCTGAACGCCCTGCCCGAAGGCGCCACCGCCCCCACCCTGCGCGCCGATGTCTGGCGCGGCCGTGGCGCTGCCCTGAAGCGCGTGCTGATCGACCGCTGGCCCACCTGGGCCGCGCGCCTGGAGCTTTGGCGCGAGGCCTTCGCCCTGGAGGGCATTGCAGGCCGGAATGGCGACAACTGGGCCACCACCCTTGCCATGGCCGACATGGCCCTGTCCGAGGGCCTGCCCACACCCGAGATCCTGTCCAGCTGGTCGCACCGCGTCGCCCGCCTGATCCGCGCCGACGTGGCCGAGCTGGGCAGCGACGCCGACGGCATGCTCATGCACCTTCTGACGCAGAAGTTCGACATCTACCGCCGGGGCGAGCAGTTCACCATTGCCCAATGGCTGATGGCTGCCGCCCAGCTTCCCGGCGCGCCAGAGGGCCTTCTGGGCGGCGATGGCTGGGCTGACAAGGCCGAGTATGCCAAGGCCGTCAACGGCAAGCTGGCCAGCGCCGGGCTGCGTGTCTACGGCAGCGGCATCGAGGCGCGGCTGTTCATCGCCAACAACCCCATCCAGGGCCTGCTCGACCTCTTCCAGAAGTCGGAATGGGCCAAGACCGTGTGGAAGCAGTCCGCCGCCCGCGTGCAGGGCGCTACGCCCAGCCCGGACCCACTCACCCTGGCCGGTATCCGCACGCGGGGCTGGCACATCCCCTTCGCGTCGATCCCGGGCCTGATGCAGTTCCCGACATCCAGCGCCAAGACGGACGCGCCCACCACCCTTCCCAGCATCGAGGCCGACGACTTCGCATGACGCCCCTTGACACGCATAAAGGCCTTTCGCGCCCGGCACTTGCGGCCCGCTTGCCCCGGTCCCCGATTGGTGCCAGAATTGCGCTGCGCGGGGCCACCTGCGGCGAAGGGTTCGGGGCTGTCTATCCCGATTGCGACACGGCGAATGTCGCTTTTGCCCACAACGCCACAACGGTTGGCAGGTCGCGGCGTTGTGGGGTCCGTTGTGGGCTTTTCCTGCGCCAGATCAAAGGGTTAGCCCCACCCACAACGCCACAACGGCAAAAACGGAAATCCCTACATGTGTGTGTGCGTGCGCGCGTGTGCGATCACATGCGCGACCGTTGTGGCGTTGTGGCGTTGTGCCTCTCTCTTCTCTTTCTCTATCTGCCTGAAAAGAAAGGAGAAAAGAGGGGTGTTTCCCTGTCCCTGCCCACAACGCCGCCTCGGCCTGCCGTTGTGGGCGGCGTTGTGGGCCGGGCCAAACCCTTGAAATCGTTCGATTTGAGGGGGTTTTGACGATGCCGAAGGGCACCCAGTTTGACGAATTGGCCGCGCAAGCCGCCCGCAACATCGACGTGGCGCGGGCGGCGGGCGAGCAGCTGGCGCTGTTGCCTGGGGATCCCGGCCAGCCGGTCGAGGGCCAGCGCCCACCGCGCGGCAAGGGCAAGATCACCTCGCAGCTGCGCGACTGGTGCGCCCTGAAGGGCTACAGCCTGCCCGAAGACCAGCTGGTCCAGATGGCCGGCATGGCCAGCCGCGAGGACGTCTTCGTCTTCGCCATGCAGCGGACCGAGCAGGTGCTGGCCTGGGCCGAGGCCGGGGCAAGGAAAACCGCCCAGGTGATCCGCGACGGCTGCCTGATCGAGGTCCAGCTCGACACCAGCGCCACGATGGCGCAGCGGGTCGCCACGTTCCAGACGATCTACGCCGCCGCCCTGCGCGCTGCAGAGGCCCTGCTGCCCTACGGCCTGGGCAAGGTCGACAAGGACGTGACAATCGCGGTCCCGGTGCCGGTCTACGTGGCCGGTCCGCAGGCCGCAGGCACCGGCAGACCAGGCGACCAGGCGCGCGACGTGACCCCGCAACCGTCCCGGATCGGTCCGCCGCCGATGCCTGCGCAGGTCCAACGAAATCAAGGGGTTAGCGAGGCCGCGCCGGTCCAGTCGGACAGCGCCAGTCGGACGGAAGGGACAAGCCGTTGAAATCCTTGGCACAATCCACACCCAACCGGCTGATCAAAAATCAGCGGACCCGCCACCAAGACGGGCCGATCGGCTGCGCCCTGGGCGGGCCGATCGGGGCCACCCCCCCTTGCGCCTCCCGGCCTTCGCGCCCCCGCCGCGACCCCCCGGGGGGCGTCCGCGCCCCAGTCTCTCTCGCCGTGTCTCCGACCCCATACGGCATTTCCGGCCTGATCGGCCCGTCAGGGGCGCGACTGGGGTGCGGCGCAAATGGGGTGGGGGGTGCGGCCTTGCCCTATCCCGGCAAAGGCTGCCGGGGTGGCCTGACCGTGGGGGTGCGTACATGACCGCAACCCGGAACGCCGATGATGTCGATGCACGCGCGGAGATGCTGGCAGGACTGTCGGCAAGCGAGGCGATCGACAGCCTGGACGGAAACTTCGCCGATGGCAAGATGCCAGATCTGGGGGCCTTCACATTCCCCGGCCCGGTAGCCGAAGCCTACTACTGGGACGATGCCAGCGTGGTCGCGATCCAGGGGCCGGTCGGCAGCGGCAAGACCACCACCAAGATGCGCCGGAAGCTGCGCCGGGCGGTGATGATGCCCCGATCGGTGATCGACGCGGTCCGGTATTACAAGGTTCTCTTCACCCGCGAGACCTATCGCCAGCTTTGGGCCACGGTCATCCCGTCCTACCTGGAGACCTATCCGAAGTCCCTGGGCACCTGGTCCGGCGGCCGGGGTGACCCGGTGCGCCACCACATCCGCTTTGCCGACGAACACGGCGAGATCGACTGGATCGCCGAGTTCATGGCCTTCGGTGACGACGTCGCGGCATCCATGCGGGGCCTCGAATGCACCGACCTGGACATCAGCGAAGCCGACACCAACCCGCTGGACAGCCTGACCTTCGGGGTCGGCCGGATCAACCGCTGGCCGGGGCGCAAGCACTTCGAGGGCTATGCCGACGATGTGCGGAGCTACGGCCAGATCGACTGCGACTTCAACGCCCCGGATGAGGACAACTGGACCTACAAGGTTTTCCACGACACCGCCGGCCGTGCCGAGATCGCCAAGCAGCTGACCGCCAGCCAGCCCGAGGGCGCGCGCAAGATCGAGATCAGCTTTCACCGGCAGCCCGGCTATGGCGAGCCCGGCCTTGAAAACATGGCCAACCTCGCGCCCGGCTATTACGAGCTGCAGATCGCGCTGAACAAGCTGGCGGGCAAATCCGACGTGACCAGCCGCATGGTCTACAACCGGACCACCTACCTGCGCGCCGGCGACCCGGTCTTTGCCCGCGAGTTCAACCGCCGGATCCATGTGGCCGAGACGACGATCCAGCCTGACCCGTCGCTTCCCCTCCTTTTCGGCCTCGACCAGGGCTTCAAGGGCGCGGCGGTCATCGCCCAGTTCGCCCCGCCCTTCCACTGGACCATCCTGGCCGAGCTGCATTTCGACAAGGAGCGGCTGATGGCCGCCGAGTTTGGCCGTCGCCTGGACGAGCTGATCGAGCGGCGTTTTTCGCACCTGAGGAAGGGCGACGGCTGGGGCGACATGGCGGGCGAACACGGGGCCAGCCAGGCTGCCGACGAAAACGCGACCTGGAACAAGATCGTGGGGCAGGCGGCGGGCTTTCGCGTGCGGCCGCAGCGCCTGGGCACCAACCGCCTGCAGCCCCGCCTGGAGGCCGTGCGCGCGCCGCTGGAGTTCGTCCAGGGCGGCAGGCCTGGGCTGATCATCGACCCGAGTGCCAAGTTCCTGATCCGGGGCTTCGAGGCCCGCTATGTCTGGACCGATGAGGTCGACGCATCGGGCGACAAGCGCAAGGTCCCGGACAAGCGGCTGACCGAGGCGAACGTCATGGACGCCCTGCAATACCTGCTTCTTAGCCAGCACAAGGGCAACGGCTTAAGTCCGATCAGTTTCCCCCACGGGGCCCGCGCGGCCACGGGGAGAGAGGGCGACCAAGGCCGCCCGATGGAGCCCGCCGGGGGGCTGTCCGCCCGGTATGACCCGATGAACCCCTATGGAGATTGAACATGCAGGATCCTGATACATCGCATTTGCAGACTGCCGCTGCCAGAGGGCGAATTGGCGTGTCGGACAGCGACTTCGAGGCAGCGCAGGGCATCAACTGGATGGGCGTTGCGGCAGGCGAAATGGACCGCCGAGAGCTTCTTGGTTTCATCCACATGCTTGACGGTTACGTCAGTCGACTGCACGGCGATCGCACCCAAACCAACGCGATGAACTTTGGTCAGGCCCTTTCCGCCCTGAAGGCCGGAGCAAAAGTCGCCCGTGCCGGATGGAACGGCAAAGGCATGTGGATCGCGCTCACGCCTGGCTCGGCTTTCGAGGCCCGTCACGCGAAATGCGGTCACGCAGCTGCAAAGCGCGCGGTCGAGCTCGACGACCCAGAGGGCCAAATCGAGCTTCTGCCGCACATCGACATGCGCGCGGCGGATGGCTGCATGGTCGTCGGCTGGCTGGCCAGCCAGACCGACATGCTGGCCGACGACTGGCAGATCGTTCCCTGACATCCACCCCAACCCCCGAAAGGATAAGACATGAGCAAACCCCCCAAGTCCGACGCAGCAGAGGCCGAAGCCGCTGCCCAGGCGGCGGCGGAAGCGCAGGCCAAGGCCGAAGCCGAGGCGGCAGAGGCAGAAGCCGCGGCCAAGGCGGCCGCCCTGGCAGACGCGGACGCGGCCCACCAGCGCAAGGTGCAGGCCAAGGCCGAGAAGGATGCCAAGGCAGCGCAGCGCGCGGCCAAGCGGGCCGAGGCTGACCGCGCGGGCCGGCTGGACCTGTTGAACGAGCTTCTGACCGCCGTCGAGATGAACAACCTCGACACCCTGCGCGACGACACCGTCGAGGTGCTGCAGGTCGAACACGCGGCAGAGCTGACCGAGGACATCTTCAGCCTGGCCGACATCACCGTGATCCGGGCGGCGACGCTGGACCGCACGCTGGCCGACTGGGCGATGGAAGCCCGCCGCCAGATCATGGCGCTGGCCTGACCTATGGCCATCCTGCTTGATGCTGCCACACTGAAGCGGATCCGCGAGGCAGAGACCGCCGAGGCCTGCCGCGAGTTCCTTGCGGCCGCCTGCACCGTCCGGTCGCAGCTGCTTTGCTCAACCGCCTTGCGGAGCCTGACCCCATGATCCGCGTGCACCCCTTCGAGGATCTTGCCGCGATGGCCGTCTTCAGCCGGCTGGACCTGCATGACCACATCGAGGTCGAGCTGGTCAGGGGTGCACCCTACACGGCACTTGGGCTGTTCGCCGAATGGCGGATGGCCCAGGCGCAGGGCCCGGTGTCGCTGATCGCCACCACCGGACCGTCGCAAAGGCCCTTTGCCGTCTTTGCCCTGGCCAACAGCGGTCAGGCCGGGGTGGCGGAGGGCGCCCTACTGGCCGCTGACCATATGCGCCACCGCGTTGCCCTGGCGCGGCTGGCCGTGGCGATCCGCCAGCGCCTGCCCAAGTTCACGGCCGAGACCGGGATCCACCGGATCGAGGCCCGCAGCTGGGCCGGCCACCCGACCGCGTCGCGCCTGTTGACCGCGATCGGCTTTGCCCATGAGGCTGACCTGCCCGGCTTTGGCCGGGATGGCACCCACTCGTTCCGCCAATTTGCCTGGACCAGACCTTCCTCCCCCCAACCCCAGAAGGAGACTTGACATGTGCAAGCCGAGAATTCCCCGCACACCGACCGTCCAGGTCGCGGCCTATGACAACGCCGAGGCGCTGGCCCAGGCGGACCAGGAGGCAATGCTGCGCCGCCGCCGCCGTGGGGCCGCCGCGAACATCCTGACCGGACCGAGCGGCATCCCGTCCACCGCCACGCTGGGGGGTGCCGCAACATGAACGCGCTTTCCCCCGCCGCCGCCTTCGAGGACAGCAAGACCCGGGCGCAAGCCGATATCCAGCGCTGGACCGAGCTGAAGACCGACCGGTCCCAGCACGAACAGATGTGGGAAGACATCGCCCGCCTGATCCGCCCGCAGCGCGGCGGTTTCGGGCTGACCGACCCCGCCGGCCGCACGCTGGAAAAGCCGCTGTCCAGCGCGCCGATCCATGCCCACAACAACTTTGCCGCAGGGCTTTACGGCACCCTGACGAACCCGGCAAACCAGTGGTGCGGCCTGTCGACCAACGACCCCGACGACATGGCGAACCATGAGCATCGCCTGTGGCTGGACACCGCCAGCGCCCGGGTGCTGGCCAGCTTTCAGCCGTCGGTTTCGACCTTCTACACCGCCGCCCAGCAGATCTACGGCGACCTTGCCGCCTTCGGCAACGCCGCCCAGTACGACGAGATCCTGATTGACGAGCGCAAGATCATGGACATCACGGTCAGCCTCTCGGAGATCGTGATGGAGATCGACGCCTTCGGCCTGGTCGTCGAGGTCGTGCGCAAGTTCATGCTGACCCCGGAACAGGCCGTCCGCATGTTCAACCGCCCCGATGACCAGCTGCCCCCGAAGCTGGCCGAGCTGGCGCAAAAGTCCGACCGCACGAAGATCGCCTTCTACCACCGCGTCGGGCGCAACGAGACGTTCCGCAAGGGCCGCCTTGGTCCCGACGGCAAGCGCTGGTACAGCCGATATTCGACCGAATGCGAGACCAGCCTGATCAGGGTCAAGGGCTATGACGAAATGCCCTTCTACGCCCCCCGCTGGGACGTGGACACCGGCCACACCTACGGCACCGGCCCGGCCTTTGCGGCCCTGGCATCGGCCCGCCTTCACCACCGGATGACCGATGCCACGATCCGGGCCGCACAGCGCGCAGCCGACCCGACCATCATGGCCCCCGACCGGGGCGACTGGCCCTTGAACGGCAAGATCCGGCCGGGCGAAGTGGTCTATGGCGCGATGAACATCCAGGGCAAGCCGATGCTGCAGCCCCTGGACGTTGCGGGCAGGCTGCAGCTGACCCTGCAGGAGCGGCAGGAGGTGATGCAGGAGATCCGCGACGCCTTCCACTACACGCTGATGAACCTTGCCGGCCGCACCGGCATGACCGCGACCGAGGTCATGGCGATCACCGAGGAACGCCAGCGCCTCTGGGCCCCGCACCAGGGCCGCGTGCAGGAGGAATACCTGGCGCCCAAGGTCGCGCGGCGCTTTGCGATGTTGTGGAAGGCGGGCCAGATCCCGCCGCCGCCCAAGGGGCTGGCGGGCAAGGAGCTGACGGTGATCTACAAATCCGCCGCCGCCGCCGCGCAGAGGAGCGTCGAAGGGAACGCCGTCCTGCGGATCCTGCAGGACATCACGCCCCTGGCCCAGATCAGCCCCGAGGCCGCGCAGCGGTTGGGCGACCGCCTCGACCCGGACGGCGCGCTGGAGATCCTGATCGAGGCGCGCGGGGCCCCGGCCCGCCTGATCCGGTCGCGCGAGGAAGCCGACGCCCGGACCGAAGCCCGCCAGCAGCAACAGCAGGCCGCCCAGACCGCGCAGATGATGCAGGCCGGGACCGGCATGGTGAAGGACCTGGCGGGGGCGCAGGCCGCCTTGGCCGGGCCTGAAGGGCAGGGGGTGCCGGCGTGATGATCGGTCGTCCTGCCCGCAACCCCGGGGACCGCGTCACGATCGGTCGTCCAGACCACAAACTCGGGGACCGCGTCACGATCGGCGATGGGATCCCCGCCACGATCGAGGAAATCATCTACTGCCGCCACATGGCCGCTCCGTTCTACCTGGTCGAATACTGGCACGAGGGGCACCTGATCAGCCGCCGCGTTCATGCGGAGGACTGCCGTTGACCATCTGGCATCCCCTGTCCCTCATCCAGGCTTTCATCCCCTTTGCCAGCCGCCGCAAAGGGCTGCACATGGCCAAGCGCTGGGGCAAGGCCGCCACGGCCGAGCCGCGCCTGGCCGAAGATCTGATCCGCATCGGCGGCGTTCTGGCCGGGCAACCCGTGATGATCGAGGACGGGCGTCCCGGCCCCGCCCTGCCTGACCCCCAGCAGCTGGCCTATGAGGCCGGGCGGCGCGACCTGGCGCTGCAGTTGCTGGCCCTGATGAACCTGACCCCCTACCAGCTGAACCAGATGGCCAAGGAGCCCGACTATGACCTTCCCGAAGATGACTGACTTCACCCGCGACCGCCGCGCCTTTGCCCCGGCGGACGATCCGCCGGGCGGTGCTGGTGATCCGCCTCCGGCTAGCGACCCGCCGCCGTCCGCCCCGCCTGCCGGGGGCGCTGGTGACCCGCCCGCGCCCAAGTGGTGGGAGGCGAAGGACATCACCGACGAGGAGCGCCAGTGGCTGACCGCGCGCGGCCTGGCCGAGGATGACCCCATGGCGGCCATCCCGAAGATGATCAAGGGCCACCGCGCGGCCGAGCAGCGCATCGGCAAGGGCCTTGACAGCATCCTCGACAAGCCCGCCAAGGGCGAGGCCTACACCGACTGGGTCGCCAAGAACCGCGAGGCCCTGGGCCTGCCCACGGACGAGGCGGGCTATGAGGTTGCCCGCCCCGAGACCTGGCCGAAAGACGCGCCCTGGGACGACAAGACGGAAGCCGCCGCAAAGGCCATCGCTGTCAAATACGGCGTCCCCAAGGAAGCGCTGCAGGAGATGATCAACCTGCAGGCGGCCAATGCCATGCAGACCTGGAACGACGCAGCCGCCCTGGGCGAGACGGCCAAGCGCCAGCTCATGACCGAGCTGGAGAAGGACTATGGCACCCAGACGCCCAAGGTCCTGCACCAGGCGCGCCTCGGGGCGCAGTTCATCGCCGAGAAGGCGGGGCTGACCACCGAGGCGATCGCCAACCTGTCGGACGTGCTGACCGACAAGATCGGCGACGCCAATGCGATCCGCGCCTTCCGGGTGATCGGCGAGATGCTGGGCGACGACAGCGCCGTCGGCCTGGGCAAGGGCGGCGGCCTGACCACCACACCGGCCGAGGCCCGTGCCGAAATCGCCCGCCTGCGCAGCCCGGACGGAGAGTATGCCAAAGCGGTCAAGGCGGGCGACCGGACCGAGATCGCCCGCCTGCAGCCGACGATCGACCGTCTGACCCGGCTGGCCGCTGGCGGCTGACCGTTTCGCAGCGCTTGTGAAGCAGAAAATCTGCCCGCGCCCGGTAAAGGCGCGGGCAGATGTCGTATCGGACCCCTCTTGACCCACAACGGGAAGTGTGTCTTTTCTGATTGTCGACGGACACCCGGCCTTGCCTCCGGTCCCGACGACAGCCGGAAAGACGGCCTCCCAGTGGGGAGCGGCACGCGCCAAGTGCTTCCCATAGGACGGGTCCGCTTCGATCGGGCACCCCTTCCGAAAACTCACAAGACCACCCGTGATTTTTCAAAAGGAGGGGCCCCATGCCCATCGCACCCGCAGTGGAACAGCACCACAAGCTTGCCTACCGTGACAACGTCGTCATGGTCGCACAGCAGATGAAGAACCCGCTCATGTCGACCGTCACCTCGATCCCGGCCACGGGCGAGGCGCAGTCGGCCATGGATGCCCTGAACGCCCTGGAATACCAGTACGGCGAAGAGCGCACCCGCCGCAACGTCGAGAACAACGTCACCGGCTACCGCCGCTGGCTTGTCCGCCCGGCCGAGATCAAGACCGGCCAGTACATCGACGAAGAAGACAAGCTCGACATGATCAAGGATCCCACGTCGGACTTCGTCAAGGCCCACACTGTCGCGGTCCTGCGCGGCTGCATGGACCGGATCGTCGGCGTCCGCCGGATCAACGGGGTCTATACCGTCACCGACGGCGGGATCCTCGGGACCGCGATCGAGGGCAAGCGCCCCGGCACTTCGGGCGTCGCCCTGCCGGGCAGCCAGATCATCCCGGCCGGCGGCACCGGCCTGACCATCGACAAGATGCGCCTGGCCATCCTGACGCTGCAGCAGGCCGACTTTGGGCTGGAGGAAGACGATCCCCTCTACTGCCTGATCACGCCAAAGCAGCGCGACAACCTTCTCGCCATCGCGCAGGCGTCCACCACCCCCCTGAACGCCTACAACATCGAGCAGATCCGGGACGGCAAGCCCAGCATGCTGATGGGCATCACCTGGATCACGTCGAACCGCGTGCCGAAGAACACCGCCGGCACGGCCGACGTCTGCCCGGTCTGGACCAAGCGCAACATCGTCGAAGGCGTCTGGGAAGAGATCAACGGCGACGTCTGGAACGACACCCACGCCGACAACAAGCCCTACGTCCGGGTGCGCACCCGGCGCGATGTGGTGCGCCTGCAGGACAAGGGCGTCATCGCCATCGAGTGCGCCTGACCCTGACCTGATCCCCCGCCGTCCGGCAATGGCCGGGCGGCATCCCCCTTCCACCATCAGGAGCATCTTCCATGCCCGTCCGCAACAAAGTCTCCGACGCGATCACCGATCCGCGCCTGGACCAGAACCCGCAAGACCCCGCCCGCCAGCGCGGCCGCGCCGTCGTCGTGACCTTCACGGCCACCAACCTGATCGACGACGACAGCGGGTCGACCTTCGTGCTGTGCGACATCCCGGCCGACGCGATCATCGACCGGGCGACCAGCTTCTTCGTCACCAACTGGGGCTATGCCACGATCAACATCGGCGTTGTCGGTGCCCTGACCGCGCTGGTGAACGGCGGCCTGAGGTCGGCCAACATCATCAACCCGATCACCATCGGCGATGCCCGCCACGGCCTGCCGGCCTGGCAGCAGCTGGGCCTGGCCGCCGCCCCGGCGGACAACAACATCCGCCTGATCTGCAGCACCGTCGCCAACGCGACCGTCGCGGGCAACCTTCGGGGCGAGCTCGTCTACCGCCACCACTGACCGCCCCCGTGCGAGGAAACCCGGCCGGGGCCTGACACCAGGCCCCCGCCTTCCCGAACCCGGAAGCGTCGCCCATGCCGCCCAGCCCCATCGCCACATCGACCATCGTTGCCCAGGCCTGGCGCTTCATGGAGCTGAGCCCGATCTCAAGCTTTGCCGACGATACCGAACAGGCCCGGTCCGCAACGGAACAGTATCCGAACGCGCTGCGCGAATGCCTGGCCCGCGCCGACTGGTCCTTTGCCTCGACCATCGCCAACCTGCCCGAGGCGACACTGCCCCCGACCGTGGCCGAAGATCCCGAGCTTGCCTATTTCTACCAAGTCCCCGGCGACCTGGTGCGCCTGTTGGAGGTCGGAGAGCCGGGCACCCTGTGGCGGCGTGACCGCGACGGCCTGCGCGCCGACGCACCCGCCCCCTTGCGGATCCGCTACACCGCCGAGGTGACGAATGAGGCGATCCTGCCGGCCGCCTTCCAGACTGCCGTCGCCTTGCGCCTTGCCACGCTTCTGGGCCCGCGCTGGCTGGGCACCGCGACCAAGCTGCGCGAGCTGGACCGCCGCTTCGAGATGGAGCTTGCCCAAGCCAAGAAACAGGACAGCCGCAGCGCCAGCGGCGCGAGGTACGACAACGACCTGGCCGACAGCGGCGACTGGTCGCAGTCGGCCACCTGGTAGGGCCGGGCCATGGGCATCCGCCACCAGCACACGGCCACCGGCACGAACGACCCGGACAAGCAGATCAGCGTCAACCGCTGGAACGAGGATCACGTCGTCATCGGCACCTTCCAGCTGGGCGACCTTGCGACAGACCCCGTGGCACCGCCCAACGGCACCATCTGGCTGAACACCACGACCGGCGAGGTGAAGGTTCGCAGCGCCGGCGTCACGCTGCCCCTTGGCGTTGTCGCGACCAACCTTGCCTGGGATGCGGCGACCCGCACCCTGTCCAGCGACACCGGCACGGATGCGGTCCTGACCCTGGCCGATGGCAGCAATGCCGGGCTCATGTCCTCGGCCAGCTTCCTTGCGCTGTCGACCGCCCTGCAGCCCGGCGCGCTGATCCCCTGGACTGACATCGACGGCAAGCCGGCATTTGCCTCTGTCGCGACCAGCGGAAGCGCGTCTGACCTGTCGGGCGGCATCCTGCCCGCGGCGCGCTTCGACGACACCGCCCACGGCGCCCGGGCGGGCGGCGCGCTGCATGCCAATGCCGTCCCGGCCGGGGCCGCCGGCTTCATGTCCGGCAGCGACAAGCAGAAACTCGACGGTGTGGCGACGGGCGCAACCGCGAACAGCACCGATGCAGTTCTTCTTGACCGGGCCAACCATACCGGAACGCAGCTGGCAGGCACGATCTCGAACTTCGGCGCGACTGTGCGGTCGATCGTGCTGACGGGCTATGCCGCCGCCGGGTCGCGCGTGGCGCTGGCCGCGACCGACAGCATCCTGGACGCCTTCGGCAAGCTGGGCAAATGGGTCGCCGACCTGGCCGCTGTGGCGTTCAGCGGCAGCGCGACAGACCTGACCACCGGCACCCTGCCCGCCGCGCGGATGCCTGCCCAGACCGGCGATGTGACGGCCCCGGCAGGATCCACCGTCCAGACCCTGGCGACGGTCAACGCCAACACCGGCAGTTGGGGGCTGGCCGGGTCGGTCGCCCAGTTCACGGTGAACGCCAAGGGCCTGATCACCGCCGCCGCCAACGTCGCGATCAGCGTTGCCGCGACCGCGATCAGCGACAGCACGGCCGCCGGCCGGGCCATGCTGACGGCCGCGACGGCCGCCGCGCAGACTGCCCTTCTGAACACCTTCACCACGACCTTGAAGGGGCTTGTCCCGCCGCCCGGCACCGCGACGGGTCTTTTCCTGCGCGATGACGGCACCTGGGCCGCGTCCGGCGGTGGCAGTCCCATCACGGTGCAGGACGAAGGGACCAACATCACCACGGCCCTTGGGACGCTGAACTTTGTCGGACCGGGCGTCACCGTCACCGGTGGGGCGACGGCGACAGTCTCCATCGCAGGCGGTGGCAGCGGCTCGCCCGGCGGCGCTTCCGGCGAAATCCAGTGGAACAACGCCGGGGCCTTCGCAGGCGCGGCCGATGTGGAGATCGAGGGCGGGCAGCTTCGGCTTCCGGCCATCGCCATCCCGACCGCGCCGGCGGCGGGGGGACTGAAGCTGTTCGGGCGCGACGTTGGCGGGCGTATCCTGCCCTCGTCCATCGGCCCTAGCGGTGTCGATAGCCCGCTGCAACCCCACCTCGCCCTGAACAAGCTGGCCTGGGCCGCACCGATCGGCAACTCCACGACCGTCAGCACCTTCGGCTTGACCGTTGCGGGCACCGGCACAGGCACCGCGAAGAATTGGGCCTCGACCAACCTTTACACCTACATGCGAGGGATTGAGTATCTTGTCACCACGGCGGCGGCGACCGCCGTCGCGGCCTTCCGGGGCGGTTCGCAGCACTTCACGGTGGGTGGCCCTTCCGCCGAGCTTGGCGGGTTCCACTACATCTGCCGCTGGGCACCGGCAACCGGGGTGACCGTCGCCACGCATCGGGCTTTCGCCGGGCTGATCGGCGCCGTCTCGGTGCCGACGGACATCGAGAACTCCACCCGGACGAACGTTGTCGGCATGGGCTGGGATGCCGCCGACGCGAACATCCAGATCATGCACAACGATGCCAGCGGCACCTGCACCAAGATCGACCTCGGGGCCAGCTTCCCGGTGCCGACGACCGACCGCGACAACGTCTATGAGCTCGTCCTCTTCAGCCCGCCGGGCACGACCCAGCGCGTCGACTACCGCGTCCGCAACCTCAAGACCGGTGCCGAGGCCACGGGCACGATCACGACCAACCTGCCGACCACGGCGACGGGGCTTAACCCCTACGGGATCTGCTCGGTCGGGGGCACGTCCAGCGTGGTCGGGATCACCCTCTTCAGCCTCTACATCGAGACGGATTACTGACGATGACCGTCCTCTTTGACCCAGCCATCTTCGATGACGCGCTCTTCGACACGGGCCTTCTTGTGCCGCCCTATGACTGGGCCCCGCCAGTGGTCCTGGCGACCTCCCCGGTCATCGGCCAGGCGCTGCGCTTCATGCGCCTGGCACCCGTCGCGCGGCACGATCCGGGGTCCGAGCTTCTGCCCGCGCTGACCGAGGCCTTCGACATTGCGATCGACGACCTTCTGGCCGCCTGCGACTGGAGCTTTGCGTCCACCGTCATCATCCTGCAGCCATCGCCCCTGCCACCAGGCGTCGCGTCGGATGATCGGCTGACGGTCTGCGTGCTTCTGCCCGACACCCTGATCCGGCCTCGTCAGCTTTGGCCCGACACCGCGCGCTGGCGGATCGACGGGCAGATCATGCGCCACGATGCCCCGGCCGCGGTCACCCTGCGCTACACCGCCCGCGTCACGCGCGAGGAGGTGCTGCCCGCCACCTTCCGCACCGCCCTTGCCCTGCATATCGCCCTGCGTCTTGGCGGCCGCTTTGCCGGGTCGGGCTTCGATCCGCAGGGAATCGAGGACGCCGCGCTTGCCACCCTGAAGCAGGCGATGCGCGAAGACGGCCTGCAGGCCAGCCGAGCCACCTGGTCCGAAGCGCAAGGCGGCGGCCTGACCTACGGCAGCGAAGGCGACTGGGCACTGGAGGCCATGCGATGACCCGAACCAGCCCACCGCAGGTAAGCTTCGGGTCCGGCGAGATCGACCCGCTTCTGCACCGCCGTTTCGACTACCAGCGCTTCCAGACCGGACTTGCCGCGTGCCGCGGCTTCCTGCCCCTGGCCCAGGGCGGCTTCACCCGCGCGCCGGGCACGTTTCACCTGGGATCGACCCGCAGCAACGCCCAAGGCATCCTTCTGCCCTTCACCTTTGCGGTGAACGACGCCGTGGTGCTGGAGTTCACCAACCTTCGGATGCGCGTCTGGCGCTATGGCCAGCCGGTCCTTGACGGGGCGGACGCGCCCTACGAGCTTGTCACGCCTTACCCCACAGCGTCCCTTGGCCAGCTGCAGTGGGTGCAGTCTGCCGACGTGATCTACCTGGCGGACGGGCTTCGTCCCATTCAGGTCCTGTCCCGCTTTGCGCTGGACAACTGGACAATCGCCGACTTCGACCCCAACACCGGCCCCTTCCGGGTGCAGAACCTGAACAAGGCCAGGACCGTGCAGGCCAGCGCCGAGATCGGCACCGTTACCCTGACGGCCGCCGGGGGCAGCCTGTTCACGGCCAGCCATGTCGGCAGCCTGATGGAGCTGAAGCCCACCGACAACACCGCCGTCGCCCTTTGGACGTCCAACGAGGCGCTGAGCGTCGGGGACCGCCGCCGCTATGGCCGCAACGTCTATCAGCTGGCGGCCGGGACCAATGCCGGGACCAACCCGCCGATCCATGATGTCGGTCAGGAACTGGTCGACAACAAGCCCACCCGCTGGACCTTCATCAGCGACGACACCGGCGTCGTGCGGATCACCGCCGTCGCCAGCGGCACATCCGCCACCGCCCAGGTCCTGAAGCGCCTGCCCGAGGCGGTCGTAAACGATCCGACCTACCGCTGGTCAGAGGGGGCCTGGTCGGACCGCTACGGCTATCCGTCGGCCATCGAGATCTTCGATCAGCGCCTTTGCCTTGCCGCCACCCCGACCGAGCCGCGCACCATCTGGTTTTCCACGGCAGGCGACTTCGGTGACTTCGCGCCGGGCGTCGAGGCAGACAGCAGCTTTGCCTATGCCATTGCGGGCGACAACACGGTCAACCGGATCCTGAACCTCCGCCGGGGTGCGACGGGCCTGCACATCTTCGCCCTGGGCGAGGAATACTCCACCCGTGCCGACAACCGCGCCCAGGTGATCGGGCCCACCACCGCGACCTTCACCTACAACTCGTCCTTCGGCAGCCACACCTCGCGCCCGATCGCGCCCGGGGGCAACCCGATGTTCATCAGCCGCGACCGCCGCCGCGTCGTGATGATCAGCTACAGCTTCGAGGCCGACGCCAACCGCCCGATCACCCTGAGCCGCGCCAGCCAGCATCTCGGGGCCGAACAGTTCGAGCAGATCGTCTGGCAGGCGACGCCCGAGCCGATGGCATGGATCCGCCGCGCCACCGGTGACCTGGCTGTCATGATATTCGACCAGTCCGAAGAAGTCCTGGGCTGGGCCACCGTTCCCCTTGCCGGCGGCTTCTGCGAGGCCTTGGCCGTCACGCCCAATGCAACCGGCACCAGCGACGAGGTCATGATGATCGTGCGCCGCACGATCAACGGGGTGACCAGGCGCTTCGTCGAGACGATGACCCCGATCTTCGGCCTCTTGACCGGGACCACGCCGATCAAGGACGCCTGCCATTTCTTCGCTGCCGGCCGCTTTGCGCAAGAGCCCGGAAGCAACAGCTTTTCCGTGCCGCACCTGGCCGGCGAAACCGTCTACGTCTGGACCGACGTCGGTGCCTTCGGCCCGATCGACGTCCCGCCGGGCGGCGCGATCACCCTGCCGGTCCAGGCCACCCGCGCCTATATCGGCCTTTTCGACGACACCCACTATGTCGAGACGCTGGACGTGCAGGCGTCGGCCGCCGACGGCAACACCCTTGGCCGCAAGAAACGGCTGCATGCCCAGTTCGGCGTCGGGCTGCACAACACGGCGCAGGGCTACATCCAGATCGTGGAGCGCGACTTCGCCCAGGCCCCGCGCCTTGGCGACAAGCGCCTGATGGTCCCGCAGCCGGTGGCGGCCACCCTGGGCGAGGACGCCTATTCCGGCGTCCTGCAGATCCCCGAACCCAGCGGCCACGCGACCGAGCTGGCCATCCGCTTCTACCCCTTTGGCGGCGCTCCGATGACCGTGACCGCCGTCACCCCGATCGTGCAGGAGGCTGGACGCTGATGTGTGTCATTGGATTGGGAGCCCTGGTGCCGGGATTGCTTGGCGGCGGTGCAGCAGCCGCGGGTGCCGGTGCAGCAGCAGCCGGCGCCGGCGCGGTCGGGGCGCTGCAGACCCTTGCCACCGTCGCCACCATCGCGGGCAGCCTTTATTCCGGCGTGCAGGCCTACGGGCAGGGCAAGGCGCAGGAAGCCGCCCTGCGCGACCAGGCCAAGACAGAGGCGCAGCTGACCGCCACGCAGGACCAGCGCCAGCGCGGCAAGATGGAAGGCATGATCCGCCAGCAGGGGGCCGAGCTTCTGGCGCGCGGCGTCGATCTTTCCAGCCCGACCGCCGTCTACCTGGGCCAGACCGCCGCACAGGAGCTGAGCTTTGACAGCCAGGCCATCCGGTCCACCGGCCAGGCGCGCAATGCCGAGCTGACCAGTCAGGCCGCCATCGCCAGCGCCAGCGCCAGCGCCGGCCTTCTGAAGGGCACGATCGGCGCGGCCAGCGACTTCCTGACCATGGGCCCGGAGGTCTGGCCCGGCCTCTTTCGGGAAAGGCAGCTGGCATGATCACGGTTCCTGAAGGGGGCATCGTCGCCGGCCGGTCCGCCGACATCCGCGTCGAGACGCCCGACATCGGCGGCTTCATTTCGCAGGCCGGGGCCGCCGTCGCCCAGAAGATGGGGCAGATCGACCAGGAACAGCGCGCCGTCCGCATGAGCCGCGCCAAGATCGAGATGACCAAGGCGCTGGGGCAGGAATACCAGCGCGTGTCCCAGCTGGGCGACCCAGCCGCGATCGACGCCGAATGGCCGCAGGTCGAGGCGCGGATCCGCGACCAGTACATCAACCAGAAGGACGCCAACGGTCGCCCGATGTGGCGGCCCGACGAGGCTGACGCCCTGGGCCTGCATGCGATGGACCTTGGCCAGCGTCAGGCGCTGGCCCTGGGCGAGCGCAACATCGCCCTGCACCAAAGCCAGCAGACCGCCGATTGGCTTGAAACCCGTGCCGACCTGACCACCACCGCCGCCACCGCCGACCCGGTGACGATGGAGACCTTGCTGCAGGAAGGCTATGCCCGGATCGACGCACAGGTCGCCGCCGGCCTGATCCTGCCCGACAAGGCTGTTATCGAAAAGCAGGCGCTTGAGGCCGAGGTGATGAACGCCCGGCTGATCACGGCCATCGACCAGGATCCCGCCGCCGCCAAAGAGGCGCTGCAGGCCGGGACCTATGACGCCATCGGCCCGGAAGCCAAGGCGCAGCGCATCGCCACCGCCCAGGCCGAGCTGGACCGCCGCGCGGCGGCGGCGGCTACGGCAGGCGAGGCGGAAGCCAAGAAGCGGCAGGACGAAATCGGCAACCGCCTCGACACGATCGGCGAGCTGACCGTCGCCGGCCGCAAGGTCGCCGACGTCGACTTTGTCCTGAACGCCCCCGATGAGGTCAAGGCTAACCCCAAGTACCCCCGTGCCCTGGCGCGCGTGAAGCTGGGGCAGGAGATCCCCAACCTTGACCTGATGACCCCTGCCCAGATTGACGCACTGATCGCGGCCGAGAAGGACCGCACCATCGTCGAGCCCTGGGAAAACGAGCGTCTGCCCGTCCTGATCGAGATGCGCGACAAGAAGGCCACCGCGCTTGCCACCGACCCCAAGGCTGCGCTTGCAGCATCCGGCCTGCCCGCGCCCGAGATCCCGGCCTTCGACCCCGCCAACCCCGAGGCCTTTGCCGCCGCCCTGCAGGAAAGCCTAAGCTTCGACGCCTTCCAGCGCCAGAAGGGCTATAGCGACCAGAGCGCGATCTTCACCAAAGCGCAGAAGGCGGAGCTGCAGGCCGTCCTCGCCCCCGGCGCGGAGGCCGGACCCAAAGTCGCGCTATTGGCAGCCATCCAGAGCGCAACAGGCGGCAACGCGGGCGAGGTCCTGACCGCCCTTGAAGCTGACCCGGTCAGCCGCCGTGCGCTGAAGGTTCTGGGCATGACGCAGGATCCCGCCCTGACGGAAAGCATCCTGCGCGGCCAGCAGAAGCTGGACGGCAAGACCATCGTCCCGCCCAGCCGGAAGGAGCAGATCCTCGCCTTCGACGCCATGACGGGCGGAGCCTTCGACGATGCCCCCGCCGTCAAGGCCGAGATCATGGAAGCCGCCCTGGCGTTGTACGCCGACAGCGCGGCCGGCATCGACGGCGAGACCACTGGAAGCGACGGCTGGATTGCCGACGGCGCGGCCTATGAACTTTATCAGCAGTCGGTGCAGCGCCTGCTTGGCGCGCAGCCGGACCGAAACGGCGGCCTGACCGTTGGCGGCCTGCAGGAGATCAATGGCGGCCTGACCGTGCTGCCCGTCGGTGTCTCGGTCGCGCAGGTCGAAAGCGAGTGGGACGCGATCGGCAACCGCCTGGCCGGGGGTGTCTGGGATACGAGCCGTGGCCAGGGCGAGTGGGTCTATGCTGCACCGGAAGGGTTTCAGGCACCTGACGCCGCCCTAAAATCCGCCCCCACCGCCACCGCGCGCCTTGCCCCGTTCAAGGCCGCCAGCGTGTATGGCGGCGTCCCTGACCTTGGTTCCAACCCCACGCAGATGTGGGACATGCTGACCCCCCGCCGCGTGGGCGAAACCGACGTCTACGAACTGGTCTATGAACAGAACGGCCGCACCTACGCTGTGCCCGAGGCCGGCGGCGGCGGGGCCTATCGCTTCCGCCTGAAGGACCTGATGCGCGGGGCCCGCCAATGACCGAGCTTCAGGATCAGCTGAAACAGGATCAGCGCAACCGCACCAAGGCGGACATGGGGCCAGCCGGCTTCTACACCGACCCGTTCAGCCCCGGCATTGCCCCGCCGCCCGGCGCGCCGACTGCCCCCGTCGCCGTCCCGCCGCCCGACCCGGCCGCAGCCCAGCCGGCAGCACCGCCCCCCGCAGTTCCGGCCGGACCCCCGCCCAAGACGCGCGCCGAGATCGACGCAGAGCTTGGCCTGCCCCCGTCGCAGATCGAGGTGCAACCCCCGCCGTCCTTTGATGCAGGAACCTGGGACGTGATCGGTGCGGCTTGGCGTGCGGAAACGATCAAGACCGACGCCTGGAACGACACCACCAGCCGCCGCCAGTCGCTGGTCGAAGAGATGTGGAACCGCCTCGACCAGGGCGGCCGCGACCGTGTCTGGCAGGACCGCATCCGCCGAGGCTGGGCCAGCATGGAAGAGCTGATCACCGCCGAGGCCGGTCGCCAGGCGGCCGCGTCGCCCGACGTGGCGCGCGTCTGGGCGGGCCTGCCCCTGTCGATCGAGGACTTCAACCGCCAGGTCGACGAGGGCCGCCGCGCTGATCTGGACGAGGCGCAGGCAGTCCTTGATCAGCCCGGCGGAGGAGTGGCCGAATTCTTCGGATCCGCCGCGCGGGCCATCACTGACGAAACCAGCCTGATGCTTCTGCCCTTGGGGATCAGCGGATCTGCTTGGCGCACAATCGTTGGTGAGGCCGTCCTGGGCGCGGCTGGCGAAGCGGCCGTCCTGCCCAAGGAATACCGCGTCGCCGAAGAGCTGGACCTGCCCGACCCAAGCGCAGGAAGCCGCATTGCCCTGGGTGCGCTTTTCGGCGGCGGCTTCTCCGCCGCGATCATCGGCCTGGGCAAAGGCGCCCGTGCCCTGCAGGCCCGGGCCGAAGCCCGCCGCGCCAGCCTGGTCGAGACCATCCCCCCGGGCGTTGACCGGATCGACCACGAGGCCGGGGTCGAGGCCGCCGAAGCCGCGCTGCGCGGCGACCAGACCCCGCAGGAACGGCTGGGCGGCAGGGTCGAAGGCGGCGCGCGCGCCGAGGCCCAGCCTGCCCCCGGCACCATGGGCGACATCCTGGGCAAGACCCGGTCCCCCGACACGGTCAAGGTCGTCGAGGCCTACCAGTCCAAGACCCGCAACCTGCCCGTCAGTGACAGTTTCAAGGCCGACTTGCGCGGGGCCGTCGCCCCCCTGGGCGATGACATCGGCGTCATGATCGTCTCGGGTGGGCAGGACCGCACGGGCCGCATCCCGGGCAGCAACCGCCCGATCGGGTCCACCCGCCACGACGTCGACGCGAACGGCGTCGCTCACACCGGCGACGTTGTCCTGACCCGCAACGGCAGACCCGTCACCCCGACCGAGGACCCGGAGCTTTACGCCCGCTTCCTGTATGAGGCTGCCAAGGTCTATCCCGGCATCGGCCACTATTCCTGGGGCGTGCACGTCGGCGGCGGCAGCGTCTCCAGCTGGGGGCCGGACACCACGTCGAAAACGCTTGACCCCTATTTCGCCAAGGCCATCGAGGCCGGCCGGGCCGGTGCCACATACGCGCCGGCCGCGCGGTCCGGCGTGACGGTCACCCTGCCCGAGATCGGCCCCGACGCCCCTGCAGGCTGGACCGATCCCGTCCGGCGCGGGATCCTTGCAACCGAAAGCGGCGGCGACTTCGACGCGCTCTTCGGCTTCTCCAACCGCCCCGGCGGCAAGTGGAGCAACATCAAGCCGAGCAAGATGACGGTCGACCAGTGGCTGGAGTTCCAGCGCCCTGAAGGCCCCTACGGCCAATGGGTCGCCGCCAACCGTCCCGACAAGGAGAACGGCGTCTCCACGCCCATGGGCGGCTACCAGATCGTCGGCGACACCCTGGCCATGCTGAAGCGTGACCTGAACCTTCGGGGCGACGAGGTGATGACGCCCGAGTTCCAGGAGTATCTGGCCCAGCAGATCTTCATCCGCCAGGGCACCGGCGCTTGGCAGGGCTACAAGGGCCCCCGCGGCGACTGGACCCCCGGCAGTACGGACGGCCCGGCCCCCGCCATGGGCCCCACCTCGCGCGGTTACACCGGGCAGAACCAGATCGCCTATGGCGACGACAAGCGGATCGACGTCGACTACGAGGTCGTCGACTACCGGTCGCTGATCCGCGCCAGCGGCGACTACCAGCCACGCGACCGCAGCCGGATCAACAGCGACGAATGGGTCGCCGCCACCGCTGCCCGGCTGGACCCGGCGCAGCTCATGCCCTCGCCCAATGCCGCCACCGGGACGCCGATCGTCGGGCCCGACAACATGATCGAAAGCGGCAACGGCCGCACCATGGCCATCGGTCGCGCCTATGAGCTGCACCCCGACCGCGCCCAGGCGTATCGCGGTGCCATCGAGGCCGCCGGTTTCGAGGTGCCTGCAGGCATGGAACGCCCGGTCCTGATCGCCCGCCGCAAGACCGAGTTTGACGAAACCGCCCGCAAGGGCTTTGTCGTCGACGCCCAGGACAGCGGCATCGCCCGGATGAACGCCACCGAAATGGCGCTGGCCTATCGGGGCGGCCTGACCTCCACCACGCTGGCCCGTCTGAAGCCCGGCCTTCGCCTGTCGCACCCGGACAATGCCGACTTCGCCCGCGCCGCCATGGCCACCCTGTCGCGCAGCGAGCGCAATGCCTTCTTCGGCAAGGGCGGCCAGCTGAACGGATCCGGCGAGCGCGCCCTGCAAGAGCTGATGTTCGCGCGCGCCTGGGATGCCCCGGACATCCTGGCCAAGTACACCGAGATCACCGAGGACGACCTGATCCCGCTGATCCAGGCGCTGGCCAAGGCCGCCCCCAACTGGGCCGCCCTGAAGTCCGACATCGAGGCCGGGCTTGTCCCGCCCGAAATGGACATCAGCCTTTTCGTCCAGGACGCCGTGCGCCTGATCGACGACGCGCGCGAAATGGCCGCCAAAGGCAAGGGCGGGATCGGCCAGGCCATCAGCGACATCATCAACAGCCCCGACATGCTTGAAGGTGCCATCTCGCCCCTGACCGTCCGCCTGGTCAAGGTTTTCTGGCGCGACGGCCGGTCGACCCCCACCGACAAGATCGTCAGCTTCCTGAAGCGCTATGCCGACGAGGCGCGCAAGGTCCCGACCGACGGCGACGGGATGTTCGACGCCCCCGGTCCGCGTGACATCCTGCGCACGATCGACCCCGAGATCTTCAAGGACCTGCCCGAAGACTTCGGCACCGCCCGCACCTTCGCCCGCCCCGGCCAGGAAGCCCCGGTCGAGGCCGTGGCCGACCGGCAGGGCGACGACTTCGACCAGGGCGCACAGAGCCCGGCGGCCGAGGCGGTGCATGCCGAGATCGAGGCAGAGCTGCGGGGGCCGTCGCTGGGCGAACCCACCGTGTCGCGGCAAGCAGGCACCTTCGCCGAGGCACGGGAGGCGGTAAAGGAGTTTCAGGGCCGAGCGCTTCGCAACGAGGCAACGGGGATCGAGGCCACCGTTTCACGCAACGCGCTGGACAAGATGTTGAGCCAGTCTGCAGTCGCCAAGTCGACGTCTCCGGAGCTGCACACCCGCGCCATTGCAAACATCGACACGCTCTTTGCCGCCTCGCGGTTGGGCTGGTCCAAGCCGGACCGGGCAGGGAACCCCAACATCGCAGCCGTGCACCGCTATTTCGTGCCGATGAAGTCACCGGACGGACGCCCTGCGCTGGTCAAGATGACCGTCAAGCAGGATGCGCGCGAAGGTCGGGCAAACCCGCTTTACACGATCGAAGCCGTCGAATTCCTGGAAGGATCCTCTGCGGTCAAATGGGTAGACGCGGCCGCAGTTGCCGATGCCGGCACCTCGCCGAAGGCTATCCGCCCCGCAGAGGACGTCCTGAATATGGCGCGTCGGGTCGACGATTTCAACAGCAAACCGCCCACTTCAGGAGCGGGCCGCCAAGGCACCTCTGACACCCCGCCGGGCACCATTCCCGCCGCCAACCCCGACATGCCCCTTTCTCGCCCCGCTGACGAAGCGCTGGCCCCCATCGACACCGCCGCCCTTGCCATCGACCGGGCGCGCAGCGACCTGGGCGAGTTTGCGGCGCTGGACATCGACCTGCCCGACGGCACCCGCGTGCGCGCCGGCGACATCCTGGACGACATCGACGCTGACCGCACGGCCGACGCCGTGGCGCAGGCCTGTGCCGTCGCCCCCAATGGAGGTGCTTGAGTGACCAACATGGCCGACTGCCTGCAGCGCGCGATCGACTTTGGCGAGCTGGACCGCGCCCGGGGCATCGCGATGATTGCCGAGTTCGACCAGCTGGTCGCCCGCTACCGCACGGCCATGCCACTGGCCCAGGCCCGCGCCCGCGCCGCCGCCGACCTGAAGGAGGCCAACAAGGCGAAGACCGCCCGCCGCCGCCATGTGGTGCTGAACCAGCTGCAGGCCATGGCGCGGCTGCGGCAGACGATCCTGACCGCCAAAGATCCCGCCGCCGCGATCAAGGGCCTTCTGGAATACAACCCCAATGCCGGATCGAGGGCCGAGAGCGTCCGGTCCCTGACCGAGGCCTATGTCAGCACGATCAACGGCGCGATCGAGCAGGTGCTGAAGGAGACCGGCACCAACGTCCTGTCGAATTCCCGCAACGCGCGCCTTCTGGAAAACCTGATCCGCGAGCTGCATGACGAGGCGACCGGCGACGCCCTGGCCAAGACCCTGGCCGCCACGATCCGCACCCAGCAGCAGCGCATGCGCCGGGCCTTCAACAGCTACGGCGGCGACATTGGCGACCTGGCTGACTTCGGCGTGAGCCATAGCCACGACGCGGGCCAGCTGCGGCTGAAGGGCTTTGACGCCTGGGCCGAGAAGATCACCCCGCTTCTGGCCTGGGACCGGATCATCGACAACGCGACCGGCAAGCCCTTTGCCGCCAAGGGCAGCATCCCGGCCCGGGCCGACGTGCAGACCTTCCTGCAGGACGTCTATGACGGGATCATCACGCGCGGCTGGGATGACCGTGACCCCAGCCTGTCGATGGGCGGGCGCGCGCTTGCCAACCAGCGGGCCGAACACCGCGTCCTGCACTTCAAGGACGGATCGTCCTGGATCGACTACAACCGCGAGTTCGGCACGTCTGACCCCTTCAGCGCCATGATCGGCGGGCTGCACGGCCTGGCCGGCGACGTGGCGCTGATGCGGGTCCTTGGGCCCAACCCGCGCACCGGGCTGCAATACGCCACGCAGGTGGCCGAGAAGCTGGCGGCCGAGCGCGGTGACGGCAAGCTGGCCGAGCGGGTGACCCGCGCCGGCAAGACCGCCATGGCCATGCTGGCCCACCAGAACGGCAGCGCCAACATCCCCCATCACGTCGGCTGGGCGCGGTTCTTCGGCGGCGTCCGGTCGACCCTTGTCGGCATCCAGCTGGGCAGCGCGGTCGTGTCCTCGGTCACCGACGCCGCCACGATCAGCGCCGCCGCAACCACCATCGGCCTGTCGGGCACGAACGTGATGAGCCGGTCGGTGCAGCTGATGGCATCCCAGGCCACCCGCGAAACCGCCGCCCGCATGGGCTATGTCGCCGAGACGCTGGCCGACAGCGGCAGCACCATGGCGCGCTATTTCGGGAAGACCTTCGGCACCGGCCTGCCCGATCGCCTGGCCAGCTTCACCCTGCGCGCCACCGGGCTGAGCTTTGTCACCGACATGCGCAAGATCGCCTTCCAGATGGAATTCGCGGGTCACCTGGCCGACATGGCCGGCAAGGGCTTTGCCGAGATCGACCCGCGCACGCGGCTGATGCTGGAACGGCGCGGCATCACCGCCGCCGACTGGGACCTGATGCGGGATCCCGCCACCCGCTTCTACCCCAAGGCGCAAAGCGCGCCGGGCGGCAACGGCGGCCCCGCGCTGGACGGCCCGGACTTCATGACCCCGCATTACTGGCTGGAAACCCAGACCGCCATGCCACGGGTCGAGGCCGAGGGGCTGGCCATGCGCTGGCAGATGGCGATCCAGGAGCAGCTGGAAATGGCCATCCCCAGCGCCAGCCTTGAGGGCAAGGCCATGTTGCAGGGCACGTCTGCCCCCGGCACCTTCCTGGGCGAGCTTGCCCGCAGCTCGACCGCCTACAAGTCCTTCAGCCTGTCGCTGATGCTGAACCAGTACCGCCGCTTTGCCGAGGCCGACAGCTGGGGCATGAACCGCTGGAGCTATGCCGCCAAGGTCAGTGGCATGCTTCTGGTAACCGGCGCCCTTGCGATCCAGCTGAAAGAGCTGGTCAAGGGCAACGATCCCCGCCCGATGGACACCGGCAAGTTCTGGATGGCGGCCCTCTTCCAGGGCGGCGGCCTGGGCATCTTCGGGGATTTCTTCCAGTCCGAAACCAGTCGCGTGGGCGGTGGCATCGGCGAGACGCTGGCCGGCCCGGTCGCCGGCCTTGCCGGTGACATCATCGGCCCCATCGCCAGCAACATCACCCGCGCGGTGAACGGCGAGGACACGCTGATCGGCCGCGACCTCGCGGGCCTTGTGCGCAGCAACACCCCGTTCTTTTCGTCCGCCTGGTACGTTCGCACCGCCTACAGCCGCCTGGTCGCTGACAACCTGCAGGCCTTCCTCGATCCCGAGGCCGAGCTGATCTTCCGCCGCAAGGTCAAGAAGATGGCCAAGGACTACGGCACCCAGCCCTTCATCCCCGTACGCGGCACCGGCGGCGACGCCCGCCTGCCCGATCTTTCCAATGCCCTCGGATCCCTTGGAGGTGATCA